GCGATGTCCAGCGCTTCGCCCACTTTCACGCCGCCCAGCTGGTCCGCCGTAGCGGGCGGCAGGCTGTAAGGCGTGCCGAATTTTTGGTCGGCCTCGGCCTTGGTGTAGAAGCTGCCGCTCTCCACCGCTGCGATGGCGGCGTCCAGCGCATCGAGTTTGGTGTGCAGCTCGGTGGACAGCTGGGTCATCATGGCCAGCGCCTGCGCCTGCAGCTGGGCCGTGGGGATGCCGGTGACGCTGTCTCGCATGAGGCCGCACACGTCCTCGTCCGCGCGGGTGTCGGTGATGTCGGCGGCAGTGATCACCGAGGAGCCTGCGGGCACGCTCACCGTGCACAGGCCCAGCTCGTACTGGTTGTGGTTCTGCAGGATGGCGGGCGGCTCCGGGGCGGCGGCAGGGGTGCCGGGTTTGAGCTTGACGGCGGTCAGGTTGGCTGCGGTGTCGAACTTCAGCACCACCCGGTCGATGCGGGGCAGGGTGCTGTCGGCGTCCGGGACGATCAGGTTGACCGCCTCCCGGCTGCAGGCCGAGACGCCCTTGAAGTCGTCGTAGTTGATCCATGCAAGGCCGGGGGCTACGGTGATCTGCCGCGCGCCGGTGACGCTGACGGCGTAGTTCGTGTCCTTAGAGTAGACGCCGGAGGTGCGGGTACACAGATAGGTGCTCACGTCCTCGGCGTCGTAGGTCACGCCGTTCAGCGGGTAAGTGATAATGCTCATTGTTTCCTCCTGAGGATCGGTGTGCCGATCTCGGTGGTGACCGTGTTCTCGCCCTTCTGGGAACTCAGGGTCACGCTGGTGATGCGGGCGGCCGCCTGGATGTCGGTGCCGGGCAGGCTGGCTGCCACCACCTTGCCCACCGTGACGCTGCCCGTTGGCGTGAAGCGGAAGTTTTCGATGCGGGTGTGCTTGGCGAGTTCCTGCTCGCCCAGCGCCCGCAGGGCGGCCAGATATTCCTCCTGCGTCTGGCCGTCCTCCTTCTTTTTGCTGGAGGCGTCCAGATACAGTTCCCGCCGGGCAGAGCCGGTGTTGCCGGTGGCACCCACGGTGACGGTGCCGTCCGCGCCCGCCACGGTCACGATGTTCTTGTAGTCGGTGATGCTCTCAGTGTAGGTCAGGCCGGTCAGGTTGCCGTACTGGGGCGCATACCGGGCGTTGGGGTCCAGCTTGGGCCGGTACAGCTCAAACAGCAGCTTCTTGGCCTGCTGGTCGAACCGCACCCGGAAGCCGATGTCCAGTTCCTGGCACACCTGTTCGGCGATGCTGAGCAGGCTGCCGGGCTTGACCTCGCCGGTGTAGGCGTCAGCAAGATCTGCAAGCACGCCCAGCTCCAGCCCCGGCCATGCAGCCGCACCGGACACAAGGCTGCGCAGGGTACTTTCCACCGCAAAACCGCTCAGGGTCTGGGTGCTGATGCGCTCGTCCAGGATGCAGGCGGCGTCCCTGGCCGAGATCACGAGCTTGTGTTCGGAGCGGTCGGTCTGCGCCGAGCAGATGCGCATGATGCGGTCGGAGCCGGTGAGCCAGAGGTACCGGTCCGGGCGGCACAGCGCCTGCAGGTCGGTGGAGGCGTGCAGCTCCAGCTGCGCACCCTGCACCCCGCTGTACACGTTGTAGCGCTCCGGCCAGACCAGCGACACCCAGCTTGCCAGCCGGCCCAGAAGTTCCAGCTGGCCGTCATAGACGCAGATGCTCTTGTGGCCGCCTGCGGTCAGGGTACTTGTCCGTTCAGCCATTGCCGCCCACCTCCAGGACCACGGTGGAGAACGCCGTGCTGCAGGTCAGGGTCAGGAACAGCCATTCCGTGCCGGAATCCGCTGTGCGCTGCCATGCCTGCGTCCCGTGGCGCAAAGTCCACAGGGTGCTGCTCCCGTCCAGCGTGGACATGATGTTGTAGCCGGTGCCGTCGATGATCTGTTCCAGTTTCAGCTGGCCGCTCTCGCGGTACAGCCGGAGCTTGTCGCCGTCCTGCAGGGTGGTGACAAAGCGCAGGAACTCGCCGGTCTCCGGGTCCTTGACGCCGGGGTTGACCACTGGGCCGCGGGCTTCCAGCGTCAGAGCCCAGTCCTGGGTGGCCAGCCCGGTGTTGGCGATACGCAAATAGTTGGCCTGTTCCCGCACGCCGTAGCTGTGCACATCGTAGCACACCGGCAGGCGGAAGGTGGGTGTTACGCTCAAGGTCGAGACGGTGAGCTCCTTCACGCTGTGCCAGTAAGGGTCCGGGCAGTAGAGCTGAAACGAGAAGGTGGGCCACAGGCCGGACACGCTGATGTCCGGGGTGCGCTGCACCTCGGCGTCGCACCAGTAGGCCCCGGCCACGGTTAAACGGCCGGTGACGTAGGGGGCAAACACATCCCGCAATTGTCGCTTGCAGTAGTCCTGATTGCGCAGGATGCGCCCGGTGACCGTGCGGGTCACGCCGGAAATGCTCCGGCTCTCCACGGTGGCACCCACCTGCTGGTAACCCTGGCTGGTCTCCAGATCCACGGGCAGGTCACCCAGCGGGGTGATGCTCCACAGCACGCCCGCCTTGTAGCCAAAGGAAAAGGTCAGGCCGTTGCTGGCCTTGAAGATCGCGTCAAACACCCTGCAGCACCGCCCTTTCCTGCTCGTACTGTGCCTCGCGCATCAGGTCAGCAGCCGTCTGCGCTTTGCTGTAAATGTACTGGTTGACCTCGATGTTGGGCCGCTGGGTGCGCTGCGGCAGCGGGGCGCGCTTCTCGTAATCCCACAGGGAGCCGGATGCCGTGGAGGTCGTGCTGCTGCCGGAAGTGCCGCCGGAGATGCCGGGCGTGGTCTTGCGCTTGAACGCGCCGCCGACGCCGGCCACGATGGCCGCAATGGCAGCGGTCAGGGCCACGCCTGCCGCGATCATGAGCAGCGCCTGCGGGGCACCGAATCCGGTGGGGAACAGTGCCGCCGCGACGGCTTCCAGCATCCCCACAAAGGCGCTGCCGATGGAGCCGATCAGGGTGCCCATGGAGGCCAAAATCTCCGGGAAGCTGGAGATCAGTCCACCCTTCAGGCCGGTGCTGATGGCAGCGGCAGCCGCAGTGAGCGGGCCTTTCAGCCCCTGAAAGATGCCGGTGAGGGTGGTGCCAAGGCCCTGCGCCTGCGTGAGCACGTCCGCAAAACCGCTGGTCAGGCCCTTGGCAAGGTCGCCGCCCATATCCCACAGGCCGTTGGAGACGGCACTGACCCCCTTGCCCAGCAAGCCGTTGACCTGCTGGATCAGGTTCTTGCCGAAGTCGTCAATGAGCTGCTTTGCCTGCGGGGCAAGGCCGTTGTACAGGGTGGACAGCACCCATTCGCCGACAGACTGCCAGTCCTGCTTCTTCACAGCAGTCACCAGCGTGCTGAAGGTACCCACCACGCCCTTGTCGGCTTCGTCCTGCCAGCCCTTGACAAGGCCGTCAAAGCTATTGGCAGAGGCTTTCTTGATCTCCTCGGTGATCTGCGGGACACCATCGGCGGCAATGGTCTTGACCCGCTGCACTGTGACAAGCGCTCCGTCCACGATGTCGTTGTAGGTCTCGGTGAGGACCTGCTTCTGGGTCGTGGTTTTGTCGGTCAGGGTCTCGGTGATGGTCTTGGTGCTGGTGGCAATGCCGTTGACGACGGAATCCGTTGTAGACGTAACGGTCTTGGCTACAGTGGCGGCAATTTCCTCGTAGACCTTCTGGGTCTGGGCCGTGGTCTTGCCGTGGTCGGTGACATACTTGGTGACAGTCTTGTAGTTTTTCACTACGCCGTTCACCATCTCCTTGCCGGATTCGGTCACGGTGCGGGTCAGCCGGTCATACTCCTCGCTGCCCTTGCGCAGGTGCTCGGTGAGCTCGGTGGTCTGGATGGTCACCTTGCCCAGGGCGTTGGTGGTGTCGGTGTGGCCTGCGTCCTGCAGGGACCACAGCAGGGTCTCGGCGGCCTGTGCGGCGGCTTTGGTCTTTTTGGCCGCCTTGGTGGCGGCGTCCCCGGACTTGGTATAGGCCGGGACGACCACCTCCGCCATGGACTGGGCGCTGTCGGCCACGTCGGCGTTGGCGTCCGCCCAGACGGAGGACCAGTCGTTCCCGCTGGCGGTTTTAGCAATGGTGGCACCGGCGGTGGCTGCGATGGCTCCTGCACCAACCGCACCGCCTTTGCCGGTGAGGCCGTTGATGAAGCTCTGGATCAGGTTCTTGCCCCACTGCACGGCCTGCGAGGGCAGGCTCTTGATCCAGTTCAGTGCGCTGGAAAATCCGCCCTTGAAGGCATTCAGCATGCTGGAACCCATGCTCTTGACGCCGTTTGCCACACCAGTGAGGATGTTTTTGCCGATGTTCAGCCAGTTGATGGCCGAGATCACCGACAACACGGCCTGCAGGATCTTCTTCCAGTTGGCCAGCAGATCCGGCACCGCCTTGACGATGCCCACGACCAGCTGCACGATGATGGAAACACCTTCAGCCAGGATCTTGGGCATGTTGTCGTTGATGATGCCGCAGATGTTGATGATGATATCCGGCACATAGGCGATCAGGTCCGGCAGACCGGCGATCAGACCGTTGAGCAGCTGGGTGATAAGGTTCAGACCGGCGTCCACAAAGCTGGCCGCGTTGTCCCGCAGCTGGTCCGTAAAGGCCAGCAGCTGCGGCAGAGCAGTGGAGAAGAACTCCGGGATGCCCTCGGTGAAGCCCTGTGCCAGGGAGCTTAGCAGCTCGGTGCCGGTCTGCAGGAGCTCCGGCACAAGGCTGTAAACGATTTCCGGAATGCCTGCCAGTACATTGCCGATCATGGGCAGCAGGTTATCCACAAGAAAGGTCTGTGCCGTGTCGGCCAGCGCCTGCAGCGGCTCGGTGAGGTCTGCGCCGGTGGACCAGTTGCCCATCACGTTTTCCGCAGCCGCCTTCATGGCGGCAAAGCTGCCGGTCAGGGTGGTGGCTGCTTCCCTTGCGGTAGTGCCGGTGATGTCCATTTCCTGCTGGATGATGTGGATGGCGCTGTACATGTCGGCCAGATTTCCGAGGTCATACTTCACGCCGGAGATCTTGGTGGCGTCGTTCAACAGCCGCTGCATCTCGGCCTGTGTGCCGCCGTAGCCGAGCTTGAGGTTATCCAGCATGGTGTAATTCTGCTTGGCAAAGCCCTGATAGGCGTTCTGGATATCCTGCATATCCGTGCCCATCTTGTTGGCGTTGTCGGCCATATCCACCATGGCCATGTTGGACAGTTGGGCAGCAGCGTCGGTGTCCTGGCTGACGCTGGACAGCAGGCTGGCCGCAAAGCTGGTGGTCTGCTCCATGTAGTCGTTGGCCGAAAGCCCCACGGTCCGGTATGCCTGCGCGGCGTACTCCTTGACCGTGTCGGCACTGTCCTTGAACAGCGTTTCCACACCGCCCAGGCTTTGCTGCAGCGCGCCGCCCAGGTTGATGGATTCCGAGATGATCTTGCCGATGCCGGCAGCCGCGATCACCTTTTTCAGGGTGCCCACCAGCTGGGCACCGAGGGACTGTCCGGCGGCGTCACCGGCTGCCGCAGGCTCCCCGCCCAGGGCTTCGGTGATCTTGCCCTGGATGCCCTCTGCCGAGGGCACGATCTGCACATACGCTTTTGCCAGCTCAATGCCGTCCGGCATGGTCATCCACCTCCTTTCAGGGCCGCAAGGGCGGCCTCAAACTCTTCCGGGCTGTCGTAGCTCTGCACGTCGGTATCGCTGTCCGCGGACAGGCCGTGCAGGTCTGCCAGCACAGAGGGCACCGTCCGGGTGTCGTTGCTCAGGCCCCACAGGATCTGCGTCAGGCGGTCGGCGGTGTAGGCTTGCAGCTCGATGTGCAGCGGCACGGTCTTGCCGCTGGCCTTCATCATGCTGCGGCTGTCCTCCGGCAGGCCGGCAGCAAGGGTAGCCGCCAGACGCAGCGGCAGGCTGCGCCAGTCCAGCACATGGTAATATTGCGCGAAATCGCAGATGAGCGCATCCTCGTCCGACGCGATCAGTTCGGCGAGGATGCAGAGTTTTTTCCGGCAGAAAAGCTGGTCAGCAGTTCATTCAGAGCCTGCGCCACCGCCTGGGGCGGCACACGGCCCTTGTCGTTGCGCAGGTGGTCATAGAGCTTCTTGCGGCCCTCGGTGCCCAGCAGGCGCTCGGTCAGGTGGCTCATGCTGAACACGTTGCCGTCCTGCATGCCGGAAATGGCGTCGAACAGTTCCTGGTCCTCCAGAGCGTCGTCCTCCAGCGCGATGGAAAAGCCGGATTCAGTCTTTGCAGTGATCATGCCTGCACCTCCTTGGTCTTGGCAGCGGCCTGGGCGGCAGCAGTGCCGCCCAGAATGTACTCGTAATGGGTGTTGCCCTGGGCATCCGGCACGGCGGTCAGGGTGGTGTTGTAACCCACGGCGCTCTTGGCGTAGGTGATATCGCCCACGGCGGTGACGGCGGCATCCGGGATGACGATGCGCTTGACCGCCTTGTTCTTCATCACCATCTCAATGACCCAGCTGCAGTCGGCCTGCTCCTGGCTGTTGGCCTTCACGGTGATGCCGGTCTCCAGCGTGCCGGTGACGTTGCTGTCGCCATACACGGACTTGAGCACCTCCACGTTCAGGGCCTCCAGCAGGGTGTACTGGAAGGTGTCGGGCTTCTCGGTCTGCTGGGTCAGCACGGTGTCGCCGCCCCAGGCGGTGGTGTTCTCGCTGGAGGGCGAGTTGCTGTTGGTCACGCCGTCCTCGGAGGCGTAGCCCAGGCACTTAAAAGCCTTGTCCAGTTCGGTCTTGGCGTCGGTGGGCAGTGGGGTGCCCAGCGGGGCACGCCAGATGGCACCGCCCACTTTGGGCTTGGCGGCGGTTACTTTGGTTGCGTTTGCCATGTGTAGTTCTCCTTTCACAGGTCAGTAATGAGTGATAGAAAAAACGGCCTGATAGCGGGGCCGTTTGCGGGTGGTGTCCGGGAAATTGTAGTCGGTGACAAGGTCGCAGGAGACCACTTCCGGCAGGGTGTCGGCAGCCTGCATGGCGGCCTTGATCTGCTCGTTGAGCTGGGCAGCACCTAAGGTGCCGTCATGGTCGCAGGCATTGTGGCCGTAGGACTGCACCGCCAGTGTGGCCGTGTAAATGCCCTCGTCGCAGTCGGAGCCGGTCTTTTCCAGGACACAAAAATTGCCGGAGGGGTTCTCCGGCACGGACATAAAGCAGGGAAAACCGTTTTCCCGCAGGTAATTCAGGATGATTTCTTCGATCATTTCAGGGCCTTTAAAATGGAATTGGTGTCGGCGTTCTCCTTGCGGGCGGCATAGCTTTCCGCCCGGACTTCCGCCACGGCACGGGTGGGTGCGGTGTAGTACACGGCTTCGTACCCGTCGCCCAAGCGGCTCTGGGCCGCAAAGGCAAGGCGGTTCAGGCCGTCGGCCAGTTCCTTGCTTTTCAGCAGCTTGCCGACGCCTTTCTTGTTCAGCCTGACCTTGACGTTATTCAATCCGTTCCACCTGCACTTTCTTGTTCCAGGCCAGAGGCACCATGGATCCGATGCCCTGCACGGCCCCGCCCACGGTGCAGAAAGTCTGGCCCCAGAACGCCACCCGGACATTGTTCCAGTCGTGGGCGTCGCCCTTGGGGAGGGCCAGCGTGTAGGCGATGCGCCGCCCGGTGAGCTGCAGTTCGGTGACCACCGCCTCGGAAGAGGGCTCGCCCACCAGCACATTGTGCACGGTGACGGGCGTTTCCTCATAGATCGGGGCATGGAAACGGTCCTCACCGGTCTGGGTCTTGGTGTACAGGGTGATGTCAATTCCTTTCAGCATAAGTCCTCCAGCGGGCTGCGGGCTCCGATCTTGCTCCCGACGCCCAGCAGTTTCTTTTCCAGCTTGGAAAGATACAGTTCTCCGGAAGAGCCGCCGCTCATGGTCCAGCTCTGGCTGTAGCCCAGGGCGGTGGCGGTGCCCTGCGTGGCCCCCATAGGGAAACTCACGCCGTCCTCACCGTCACCCAGCGGGCGGCGCACCATCCGGCAGGACACCACACGCTTGGTGTCGGCATCCGCGTCCGGGTTGTAGTGGTCGATGATCACGGCCGCTTCGCTCAGCAGGGCAACGCAGCGGGTCTGTTCCTCTTTGGAGAGAGCACGGAAGCCGGCCTCCACATCCTGCACTTCAGCGTAAAGCATGGGAAGCACCTCACTTTGCTCTGGTCTTGCGGGCCGCCTTGGGCTTTTCTGCCGCAGGGGCAGCGGGAGGGTCCCGCGCCACCTGCTTATGGCCTGCAGCGGCGTATTCTGCCGCGCGCTCCTCCGCAACGTACATGATCGTACCGGTCAGCTGATTGATAAACTCCACCATCAGCCCGCCGCCTTAGTCAGCTTGTTGAACACGGTGGTATCGCAGCGGAAGCCCACCTCAATCTCGGCACGCACGGCAAACATGTTCTGCTGGAACAGGTTGATGGAGGTGCCGCCGTCATCCAGGGTAGCCTGGTCTGCAATGGCGATCTGTACGCCCTCCACGGTGCCATACACCGCCTGGGTCCAGTCGCCGGCAAAACCGACCACATCCGGCGCGCCGGAAACATACGCGCCCTTGCTCTGCACGGTCTTGGAGCCCAGGATCATAGGCACGGCACCCTCGGCCACGCTGTTGATGAACAGCGGGCGCTTGTTGCCGTCCACAGCATTCAGCAGCAGGGCCTTGCCCTTGGGGGACAGCACCCAGCCGTTCAGGATGCCGTTGTGGTCGGCAATGTCGGCGTCAGCGGCCACCAGACCGGCGTAGGCGTCGGTGCCGATCTCCTGCGCGGTGCAGGCTTTCAGGGTGTCGAAGTTGGAGCCGGGGGCCGTCACGCCGCCGAACACGGTGGCGTCGAACTTCTGAGCCAGCGCCAGCGGCAGGCGCTTCACCAGCTCGTCGTACAGGGCCGGCACATCGCGGCGGAACTGGTTGGAAAAGGGCACGATCACGGCCAGCGTGTAGGGCTGCATGACCTTGGTGGCCAGAGTGCCGCGCTTGACCGGCTTTTTCTCGGTCTCACCCACCCAGGCGGCCTCGGGGTCACCGGTGATGATGGGGATGGTCGTGCCCAGGCCCGGCAGCTTGATGGAGCGGGCCAGTGCCATGACGGCAGAGCTCTCCTGGGTCTTCTGCAGGATCTCGCTGGACACCTCGCCGGGCAGGGTGATGGTGGTCGTGCGGTTGATATCGGTTGCTGCCATTGTAAATAATCTCTCCTTTACAGGTTACTTGGTCACCTGCTCAAACCAGTCGGCAAACTGCTGGCGGGTGGAGCCGGTGGGGGTGTGGTGAGGGTCACCGCCGTCCCGGACGTTGGGGTAGCCGGGCTTTGCAAACTTGAGGATGGCCTGTGCCTGTGCGGTGCAGGCTTCCTCGGTGTCGCCGCTGAGCAGGTCAGCGGGCACGCCGGTGGCAGCGGACACCTTGGCGCGGACTTCCCGCAGGGTGTTGGCGCTGTTCAGGGCGTCCAGCTGCTGCTGGAGCTTTGCGGCCTTCTCGTTTGCTTTCTGCAGCTCAGTCTTGCCTGCCTCCTGGGCGGCATCGAACTGGGCTGCCTTGGCTTTCAGGTCGTTGTAGTCGGCGTATTTGGAGCGCTCACGGGTCAGCCGGTCGGAGATGATGGCGTTCATCTCCGCCTGGGTAAAGGTGCGCTCGGTCTGCTGCTCTCCGGCAGCGGGGGTGTTTTCCTGATGCACAGTTTCTGCCATAATGGATTCTCCTTTCCGGCTTTACCGCAGCCGTGGCGTTGTGAATGATAGGCCGGCAAAAACACCGGCACATGGCACCGTCTGCAGGGTTCGGGCCTGCGGCATCCGGTTTTGGAGACCGGCGCTCTGCCTCTGAGCTAAGACGGCATGAAAAAAGCACCGTGCATTTTTTGCACAGTGCTTAAAGAAAAAGGACGAGATCAGCGGTCAATTGCGGTAACGATCAGAACCAGCACGATCCAGATGGCAAGGCTGATCCAGAGTGGTGACAGCACCCAAAGCCATGACCAGTGAATAAAACCAGTCAACTTTAAGGCGATAAAGAGAATACTCAGCAGGCCGCAAAAGCCGATGCCAGAGTTGGAACCAGAGTGCTTATCCATAGAGTGCCTCCTAAAAATGGGCAAAAGAAAACCACGGTGCGTGTGCATCGTGGTTCAGCGGATGGGGAGAATCAAATACGCCCCTGCTCTTTTAATTTTGCAATTTCCTCAGGCGTCAATTTCCGAAATTTGACAGGCTCTTTTGCCCATGTTTCCTGACGCTCCTGCCAAGCAAGTTCGCCTTCCGTCATATGTTTGTTATCTTTCATGGCAAAATCACCTCCAACACAACTTCTTTCTCTTTTGATAATAATACTCTATACAGGGTGTCTTTGTCAAATAAAAGTTCTCGTTGCTCCTTGAATTTGCTTAACGGTTCAACATATCCAGCCAGAGAACCAGACCTCGCACAAATTGTAATGCGAAAGTCCTTTTTCAAAGAGCCGCTTTTCACTACGGATGTGCTGTAAAATTGTCCGGGGCAAACAATATCTCCCACCTGCATCCCGTCGAAAGGATTGAATTCCATTGCCCGATAGCACAAAACATCATGCTCCAAGGGACTGCGTTTTAGTGCATCAGAGATTCGCTCAGCATACATGCGCAGATGGGCATCTTCTTCTGAATCGCCGCGCAGCATTCGGTTGATGCGTTCAAAGAAACGGTTCGGCCTTTGATCTCCGGGGTTATATGTATACTTTTGTATGGCGTCTTGTTCGGCAGCAGAGAGCTTATCAATCCACGGCTGGGCCTCTTTACGGAGAACATCGACCACCTGATTTTCAGGAAGCGGATTAAAGTTTTGGATTTTGGGTAAGGCATTTTTCACGGCATACGCCGCCCGCTTCTGGGCATTGATGGCATCCTTCCGGGCAGCATAATCAATGCGGCGCATGGCGTTGATGTCGCCGCCGGCGGCATTGTACTGCGCCAGATATTTTTCAGGATCATACCCGGCCACGGTGGTGCGGTGGTCGAACCGGATGGCAAACTCGCAGTCGCAGTTGGCGTGGATGTGCTGGGCATGACCGCCCTTCAACACTTTATCGCTGGCTTTCTGCCAGCCGTTGGACGCCAGCGTGATGCAGAACGGGCAGGTGTCCCCATGGGGCACCCAGGCCCACTCAGCACCGTCCCGGGCGGCATTGCGCAGGGAGGTGTCGGCCCCGGCACGCTTCACCAGACGGCTGACGCCGTTTGGCAGGTTGGCGGGGTTCTGGTCCTTGGTGGCGTTCACCATGCGGGCCACCTCGTTGTAACTGGCGGTCTCGGCAGGCTCTGCCGCGGGCACCAGAGCACCCTGTGCCTCGGCCAGGGCATCGTACATCTGGCAGGCCAGCTCCGCACTGCCCTCACCGTACTTTGTCACAAGGCCGTAGGCGTAGGCGATCAGGTCCGCCGTGTCTGCGGTGCCGTGCCGGTCGATGTATTCCCGCATGAGCTGCCCGGCTTTCTGGTTCAGCCGGGACAGGCGGGTGATGTACTCATTCCACGTTTTCGCTGAGATCTGCATCTTCCATCTCCATCAGCAGTTTCTGTCCGCGCTGGCGCTGCTCCTGCGCCTTGATGCGCCGGATGTCCGCCTGGTCAAAGCCAATCATCTCCAGGAAGGTGTCCGTGCCGGCAAACTCCTGCCGGGAGGATGCGATCTTGATGGCAGCGTCCGCCGTCACCGCCACGCTGGGCATGGCTGGGTTCTTGAAATGGGCCACAATGCCGGTCTCTTCCTCGGTCAGGTCGGCAAGAGAGCACTCCCGGGCCACCGCCTGCGCCATGCGGGCGATGGTGCACAGGGCGTCCCCGTTGCCGGTGTTGAGCTGCTGCGCCAGCAGCACCAGCGTCTGGCTCTGGGCCAGAATGGCGTCGCTGCTGGTGGGGTTGGCGTCGTTCACCACGCCCACATCGGTGACGGTCAGGCCGGTGGCCGCTGCAAACTGGGTAGCCGTCATGCGCATCTTTTCCACATGGGGCGTCAGGCTGCCCTGTGCCAGCTGACCCAGAACCGGGTTCTCGCCGGTCTCGGGGTTCGAGGTGGCCGCAATAATCGACCCGATGTAGGTCTTGAATTTGTTGCTCACAATGGCGTCATACTGCTCATCGGTCACACCCAGAATGTATTTCTGCGGGGTGGTGTCGAACTCCAACGCAATGGTGGCGTTGGCTGCCGTGCGCACATAGTCGTCGATCAGTGCCCGGATGGGGCGCTTGAGGCGGCTGCGGCCAAAGGGCTTGGAGTTGGTGGCGTTCCAGATCAGGGGCTCCATCAGCGGGCGGCCCATGGGGTGGGGCTTGCGTTCCGCCGTCCAGAAGCTGCCGTTGCCGCGCAGCACGATGAGGTCCGTGTCGGTGTAGAAATACACCAGCGTGGGCCGCCAGACGTCCTCGAAGTGTTCATCCTTCACGGTGTCGATGATGGCCATGCCGCAGTCGATGCGGCCCTTCTCGCCGCTCCAGAGGGCCGAAGCCATGGCGGGCGAGTGGAACCGGACACGGCAGCCAATGTCTGCATCAGCGGAAAGGGTGGCAAACACGCAGCCGTATTTCAGCTCGTCCCGACAGGCCTTGGCGTACTCGGCCACCAGACGGTTATCGGCCACCAGCTTCGCCAGGCCGTCCAGGCTGCCGCCGGTGCCCACAAAGCCGTCAAACATGCTGCGTGCAGCCAGCACATCCACGGCCTTCTGGCCCCAGCTGCAACCGACTTCCAGATTGCGCAGGCCCTGCGGCAGGGCAATGCCGAGGTTCACATCCCGTAGGGAGATGTGCCCCTCATAATACTTGTCTTTGGTGGCGTTGCGGCTCTGGTGGTAGTTGTAGGCCGCGGCCAGGTCCTGCAGCTGTTTCTGCTCTTCCTGCGTCAGCCCCGGCACATGGCCAAAATTCAAAGTTTGCATTGCGTTCCTCTTAACCGATCTTCATCTTGCGGGTGGGGTTCCGGCGGCTGGTCTTGGCACCCCAGAGGGCCAGGGCACAGGCTTCCACCGGCAGGCTGTCGTCGCCACCAAAACCATAGCCCCCGCCGATGGGCCGCTTGACGGCGGTCACGGCGCTCGCATCCAGCGTGGTCTGGGGTTTGTACCAGGTCAGCGCTCCCTCGTTGACGCTGTTGGTGAAGCCGCTCACGGCGGCAATGATGTCCCGGGCGGCAGGGCGGATGACGGAGTTCTTTGCCCGCCATACCTCCTTGATGCGCTCCACCAGCACGTCCACGCCGTTGCGGCCGTCAATGACCACACAGCTGGCTTTGCCGTACCGGTCGTTCAGCCAGTCGGCCAGCCAGGCAAGGCCCTGGCCGGAGGGCCGCAGCTCGATGAGGGACACCCGGGCGGGGCCCTCTTTGGGGATCACGGCACCGCACAAGCAGACGGCGCTGCCGTCCGCTGCAAACTTGACGCCGTAGGCGGTCTTGCCCTCGGGCTTCGGATCCTCGCTGGCACAGGCTGCCCAGGCGGTGCGGTCGATGGCGTAGTCCAGATGCTCCGTGGTTTCCGGGCTCCACCAGCCCAGACGTTCCCGGGCAAAGGTGTCCGGGTCCAGCTGTTCAGCCTCGCCCTCAATGGTAGAAAACTGGATGCGCCGCCCGAGGGCTGGGTTTGCGGCTGCCCAGCGCTCCGGGTCCTTCACGTTGCCGATCTCCGGCACCGAGAACTCGAACCAGGCGGCTTTTTGGGCGTCGCCGTCCAGCGCGCGCCGACGCAGCGCACGGAACACGGTGCCCACGGCATCCGGCCCGGGCGGCGTTCCCACATAGATGGTCTGGGGGTTCAGGCTGGCTGAAATGGCCGGCAGGAAAGAGCCCTGGGCGGTCTCGTCCAGCTCCTGCGCCTCGTCGAAGATGAGCAGGTCGCCGTGCTGGCCGCGTCCGCCGTTGCGGGTGCGGGCCAGAAACTTGATACGGGCACCGCTTTTCAGGATGATCTGCTCCCGGCCCAGCGCCGTCTTGATCTCAGCCACATGGCGGCGCAGCTTGGGGCTCTCGAAAAAGGCCCGCATTTCCTCAAAAGTCTCGGTAGCGGTCTTTTGCAGGTGGGCCGTGTAGATGACGGTCTCGTTGAACAGCAGCATGCCGGCCTCCGCGCGGCCCTGCACCAGCAGGCTCTTGCCATTCTGGCGGGGCACGCTGCCGCCCGCAGTGGGGGCAGACCATTTGCCGGACACCGTGCGGCCCATCCAGTCGTCCAGAATGTCGCTCTGCCACGGATCCAGCACCGTGCCGCCAGCACACAGGATGCGCACGGCGTCCTGCCCGTCGGTGGCGTTATACGGCGGTGCGATGTGTGCGGACGGCTCCTGGCTTCCCATCACTTTCCCGCTGTGCGAGGATCTCGCTGATCTCGTCCGTGTCATCTGCTGCTCCTTCGATCTCTTCAATTTCCCGGATAGTTTCTCGGTACTGTTTGGTAAGCTGCGGCAGGGCACGGCAGTCCTCACAGGCGTCGATGCCGCTTGCCAGCACCTTGGCCAACTGCTTGAGCTGTTCCAGCCGGGTGCCCCGGGCCGTGATGCTTTTCATGGTCGCCATGGCCTGACACCCCTTTCAGAATTTTCCTGTGTGTAAATCGGCGCTGACGGCCCTGGGTCGCCGGGGTCACGGGAGGGGGGACCCTCCCCACCTACCACTCGCCGTCCTGGATCCGCGGCGCACTGATGCGTTTTCCGGGCTTTTTCGGCTCGGTTTGCACCACTTTGTTGCCCTTCTGGGCATTGCACCAGTAATGTGCTGGCTGGAGATTCGTCCAGTCCTCAGCCGCGGCCCGTGCGGAGGGGTAGCCAAACTGCCGCCAGCGGGACACTGGCTTGATCTCATCCACAACAAAGGACAGGGGATGCTGTGCGTCGGAAGGCTCATCATAATGGATCGGCCCGAAACGCCCGTGACAGATGCCGCATTCGCCGCCCATCGCCCGGAGCCGGGCCCGGTTGCGCCGCCGCAGCTGGCCGTTGGCATAGCGCGGGTTGCCCATGCGGTTCACCTCCTGACAGACAAAAAGCCTGCACATGGCAGGCAGGCTTGCACCCCGCCAGGCACTCTCCGGGGGCCTTTGCAGGGGCGGGGGTGCTTTGCGGAGGGGGGCAGGGTACAAAATGACCCCCTGGGTATAGACCG